GATCTATACCGTTGGGGATGTGGTGGAAATTCCTAATAACCAGATATCCGATCCACTGACGATTTTCAGGGTAAGCGGTGAAAATGCAACGGTCGGCCTCCTGGATATGCAAATTAACATGAACCAATTAAAAGAGGCTATCGAATTTCAGATCAATTCGGTAATTAACAATTACGGCATATCCGCTGATATGTGGACATTGACACCCGGCGAGATGTCAGGGCGGGCGCTAAAGATTAAAAATGAACGACTGCTCGAGATAAGGGAAAACCAGCTTCCGTTTTACCGGAAGGCGGAGTTAGAACTATTCGAGATTACTAGAATCGTCAATAATGCGCATTTCAGCCGGAAGATATCCGAGAACGTTGAGTTCTCCATTGATTTTGGTGAACTGGAATGGCCGGAAGACCCCAAAGAGGAACTTAAGTTGGATATCATGAAATGGGGGATGGGATTGTATCCTACCGCTCAATTATACATGAAATATAACCCGGATATAACCGACCAGAAAAAGGCTATTAAAAAATGGCGGCAAAACATTGAGGATACCCTGAAGTTCAGGGAAGAAAATCCATCCCTGGATGCAGAATTGAATAAGATATTAGGTCAACGCGGCGGGTTCGGCGGGGCTGTGAGCCCTGAGGGCGAGGAAGAAGAGGAATAGAATGAACTTGCGTGAACATGTCCGGCGTGTCCAATTATTAGAGAACGCTGCTGCGGGCAAGGCCGGGATGCGCTTTCGCCTCCTCGAGGAAGACAAGTTATTAGGATCAGGGCATGTAAAATATATCAAAAAATATGTAAGCCTCCTGGAGGCCGATATAGCCAAAGAAGTGCTACAATCTGCGAAATTAGGAAAGGAGTTATTCAATGCCATCACAAAATGAGCTTCTCTCGCTTTTCCGGTTCGAGGTATCGCTTCTGCTGGAACAGTACAGAGGGCGCATGCTGTTGATGATTGCTAAAAATAAGAAGCTGGGTATACCGGCTAAGACGTTGAGGTCTATGAGAGAAGACCCTAAATCGAAATGGAATCTCGACAAGGAAGCTCTCAATAAAAAGATCAAAGGCGCAGTGGCTGGAATCGTGAATCAAGTCCATATCGAAGGCTATCAGCAGGGATTGAGAAAATGAGCACACAGCCGGATGTCAAATTGGTAAACAGGATAAATAGCTCGGGTCCTTGCCCTTCTTGTGTAGAAGCCAGTGGACAGCCGGCTATGATATACCAGGAATGGGCTAGTTCGCAGTGGGGCTTACCTGGCAGCGGACTCCGCTACTGTGAATCAAACTGTCATTGTATGTTAGTGCCGGAAAATATACTCCCGGAGCTTCCTTGGATAGGAAAGAGAGTCAAGCTTCGAGGCGATGAGAACACTGATATTAAGCCGGTCATTGAGATTGGGCCGAATGAAATGGAGCTGAAGATATTAATGGAAAAGTGGAATAAGCACATTGGAAAATTGCCTAAGCAGATATATTCAATGACGGCTGAAGAGGCTCTTATTTATATGGGAAAACATTTCAACACAGGAATGGAATTGGGATTAATTCCGAAAATGGACATAAAAAAATTGACACAGGAAGCGATTGGCGAGAGGTAGAAATGACGGTCGAAGTAAGCGGGATTGTTCCTACTAAGAAGATGCTTCAGGAAATAGAAGAATTCCTAATGTCCCATAAACCAATGGAAGGTATGGTTGAGGATGGGAAAGAATTGGTGCTGGAAAAGACTGCCAAAGGCTATGATTATAAACATAGAAAATTTACTCCTTACTCAAAGCGCTATGCTAAGAGAAAGGGCTCTAAACTGGTCAATATGCGGCTTTCCGGTGACATGCTGGAATCGATTATAACAGAAGTCATAAGTCATGATCACGGGCGGATAAAAGTGACTAACAAAGAAGTGATAGCCAATGTTCACAATACGGGCACGGGGAAACAGCCGCAAAGAGAATTCATGAACATAAATAAATCGAATCTAGCGAAGCTTCAAAAAAAGCATTTAGACGATCCGATCATGAAGATATTAGGGAGGGCTTAATTAATGGAATTACCAAAAAAAGTAATAATTCAATCCCATGAAGGGAAATATACAGGAGGTCAAGATGACTGACAAAAATAAACAGGATCAAAATGATCCTAAAACCAAACAGCAGGATCAGGATGTGAAAGGAGGCGATCAACAGCAGGATCAGGTCGATCCTAAGATTGCAGAGCTTCAGAAAGACCCTGATGCTGTGGCTTCGATTCTCGAGGCCAAACGGAAGGCCAATGCAGAGGCCAAGGCTTACCGTGAGAAGTTGGAAAAACTCGAGAAAGAACAGCAGGAAGCTGCTAATAAAGCCCTGGAAGAGCAGGGAAAGTACAAGGAGCTTAATGAGAAGCTCAAGACCGAGAAAGACGAAATAATCGTAAAATTCAAGGCTAAGATCGTAGAGATGGCGCTTACGAATGAGGCTATCAAGGCAGGGATAAGCGATCCCGATGTGGTAGCCATAATCGACGTGAAAGATGTCAAGATCGACGATGACTTCAATGTCGAGAACGCTGCAGAAATCATCGAAGCCTTCAAGGAAGCGAAGCCCCATTTTTTTGGCGATGTCAAAGAGGATGGTGATTCTCTTCCACCTAATAATCCCAAGCCTGGGTTGACGAAGGTCAAGGGAAATTTCCAAGACCTCAATCCTATCCAAAGAATGGCGCAAGGATTGAAAATAAAATAACTAATATTGGAGGTAAATTCAAATGGCTATGACGCTGATTGAATACATGAAAACCAGTCAAGACCCGTTGCAAAGCGGTGTGATTGAGACGTTTGCGCGCACTTCTCCCATCCTGCAGGACATGCCTTTCATCGATATCGAAGGCGCCGCGCTGCCTTATAATCGGGAACAGAGGCTTCCCGGGATAGCTTTTCGTGGGCTGAATGAAGCTTACGACGAATCGACCGGAGTGGTCAATCCTCAGGTTGAAAAACTCAAGATCATGGGAGGCGATGCAGATACCGACCGCGCGCTGATGAAATGGGAGAAGAATTTCGAAGAAAGACGGGCAACTGATTTGGATATGAAGGCCAAGGCTGCCGCGCTCTATTTCACGAAGTGCTTTTTCGACGGGGACGAAAGTTCAGACCCTAGACAGTTCGACGGGCTGAACGCACGGCTAACCGGAAACCAGGTTATAACTGCCGGCGCTGACGGCGCCAATCTTGATCAGAACCTGCTTGACCGGACGATTGCGGCTGTCAAGGGCACTCCCGATGCACTCTATATGGGGAAGAAAATGCAGAGACAGATCACTCATCTTTTTCGCAACTCCTCTATCATGAGTGATACGAAAGACGCTTTCGGAAAACAAGTCCTGACCTATGCCGGGGTTCCTATCCATCTCATAGAGGAAGATAACGACGATAATGAAATCCTTGCCTTCGACGAAACTCAAGGAAGTTCTGTTGGCGTTTGCGGCTCTCTCTATGCGGTGCGGTTTGGCGCACGTGAGTTTATTTGTGGGCTTCAGACGGAACCTCTGAATACACGTGATCTTGGTGAACTTCAGACGAAAGCTTGCTTTAGAAGTAGAATTGAATGGTACGTATCTATCGCAGTGTTCCAGGTGAAATCCGCAGCTAGGCTGAAGGGCATAACCGTTATTACCGGAGTAAATTAAGGAGGCAAAAATGAGTGATGCAATATATGATGTACTGGCAGAATTAAGGGCTTTGGGTTCTCAGGCTGCGGGGACGGAGTACGGAACCGGAAAGGATGTCGGACCGACACAAGTAATCAAGGCCGTGTCTATCGTGACCGAAGTGGGAACAGACGGAACCCTGACGCTCAACCTTCAGGGATCAAGCGACAACTCGACTTTCTATGATATTCCTGGCTCTAATTTTCTCGATCCTTCAGATGGCGACGTAATCGATGCCGTCGGAAAATACGAAGTCTTTTTCAAGACCGATTTCCGGTATATCCGGACAAAGGCTGTCGTGGCTACCGCAGCTATCACCCATCAGGTATTCCTCACCACTATCACACCTGGAGGATAATATGATCTATATGATTAAACACCCTGATGAAAAGTTTGAGGGCTTCATTCTCGGTGTCCAATTCTTCTCAGGGATAGGGAGCACGAACAGTTTCACGGATGTGCAGAATGCAGCGAAGCTTTGCAAGGGAAAAGTTACCCAGATGAGCGCTGATCCTGCCGAAGCTAAAGAGGAGCCTGATGCAAAAGAGCAAGCAAGCGAAGAAAAAGCGCCGGAAAAGAAAACGGCAAAAGCTAAATCGAAACGGAAATGAAAACCATCAAGCTAATAGAGAACCAGGCTGTAAAAATGCTGGATTATCCGATTGAGATAAAGGTATATGAAGGGGGGGCGCAGCTCGTCCCCTCTTCAGCGACAATAACGGTCAAGGACCCGAACGGCGTGGTTCAGGTGGAAGATGCTGTTATGACAATCGAAGATGGTGTCGGAACCATGGTTCATTCCCTGTCTTCGATACATACCGCCGATCTGTGGGAGGATGCGATAATCGAGATATCCTATGTTGTTTCCGGGGTGACGTGCAAAGCGGTTTTCCTGTTCGATGTCGTACTGAATAAGCTCGAGGCGTCTGTGACCGACGATGATTTGAAAGAGTATTTCCCTCTTTTGGCTACTGAGATATGGTCGGGCACATCCAACTATGACGACCAGATTCAAGAGGCTTTTCGAATGATCAAACGTGACATCAAAAACAAAGGGAAGCGTCCGGCGATGCTGATTGACGGCATGCAGGTGAGAGAGCTCGTGATATTCAAGACATTCGAGATAATTTTTTTCTCTTTTGCAAAGAACGAGGATAGCATCTGGTGGACGCGCTACCTCGAGATGAAAGAGAAGTATAAGACAGCTTTCGAAGCGCTGCGGATTAAATACGACGAGGATGAAAGCGGAACTATCGACTCGGATGAGGACGAAACCCTGGGGCAAGTGACACTGGTAAGATAATGGGCGTTATCAAGACGATAGTTGAGGCGGTTGAGGCCAGAATGGCAATCTTAGGCTACACGGTCATTGAGGATGTGTTTGATTTTCAGACCGCGCCGGACTCGATAATCGACAAGGCGTACCGGATTGAAGTTGAGGTTGGAAAGAATGACTACCATATGTTCAATATCGCGAACACGAAAGACCGTCTCTCGATCTGGATAGCCTATAAGGCTTACCGGGAATCACGGGCTGAATGGAAAGGCGCGTTGGATGACAGAGAGACGATTGAGAAAGATTTGATTAATTCCGCTGCAATCACAGGGCTTTCATCCGATCCGATATTGACGCTCGATCAGGAGGCTTCAGGTCAAAAATACCTCGAGGACTACTTGATATCCAGGCTGGTTTTTACGGTCGATTACATTCGAGACATATCGCCAGGCTAGACTTGAGCGATTTTGGGAGGCTACTATGAAAAAATTCATATGGCTTCGGGACTCATGCGAACCGCGCAAGGGGCCGAAGCTAATTAAAGGACAGGAACATAATGTCAAGGACTACCCGGAAGCAGTCATTGAAGAGTGGATCAAAACCAAGGCTGCTGAATACGTGGAAACTAAGGCTGTGGCTTTGGATGGTCCGAAAAAGCCAGGAGGTAAGTAACGATGGCAACTCCAACGATACCAGAAAAAAGATTGATGGCAGCCGGCGCGGTGAAAGCGGCTGAATGGGGTACGGCTCTGCCCGTAGGCGCCGGCGCCGGTGTTTTGATAGAAGATGACGGCGGGCTCGGAGGAGCCAGAAAACAAGCATACCTGCCGGCGAAAGAAGCGGATACCCCGCTTGTCATGGAAGGCGACCTTGGGCCGATCGATCCGGTGGAATTCTCGCCGGCTTTCACGATGCGGTACGATCCGGGAGCTCTGGGAACGCTGATTGCTCTGCTCTTCGGAACAGCGGGGGCGCCGGCGCAGCAAGGCTCAACGGCGGCCTATAAGCATACGCTTCAATGGGCTGATGCTATTTCCGGCCTATTCGCTACTTTCGTGGTCGAGCGTCCCGGGAAGATTTGGGAAGTGGCATCTGCGAAAGTTCAGGGCTTGGAGCTCTCGATTGGAGACGGCCTGCTCAAGGGCGCTATTAATCTGAAAGGCAATACGATTATCGATAACTCGGCCGTAAATACCTCGACTCAAGTAGACGCCCTGACTTACAAGGACAGGGGAAACAGGATCAAGTTCACCCAGGGGGCAATCAAGATGAATGCTCAAACAGGGGGTGATGTGGCATCCGAGACAGCACTCGAGGTCAATGAAATATCGGTATCCTACCAGAGACCGACCGACGGACTGCATGCAGCCGGCGCGGCTACTATCATCGAACCGAATGAGAATGATCAGGGAAACATCACGATCAAACTCGGGTTTCCTCGGATGAATACGGTCAACGCCAATTTTTTTGCTTCCTTCATAGACGAGACGGAACAAAAAATGTTGGTC